ATCGGCTACTGGAATCTCATTAAATTTATGACATTTTTCTAAAAGACCGCCAAATACTTCGGCATAATCAATTAATAAACGATCTACTTTCGTATTAATATTACGAGGATCTTCTTGAATTTCATCGAAAACTTGTGATAAACGAGTTTCAATATTGGTCGCCAATCTAGAGACCATTTGTCTAATGTCTATTTCATTATCCAATGTTTTAATCATGGCTTGTTTATAAGCCGAATTGCCTTTAACTGCTAATTCTAATTGATCTTGAGTGCCATTGTCAAGAGCTGTCTTTGTTTTTGACAGGTCTTGTTGCATATCATTATAAAAATCTAAATAAGTATTTTGAAAAGATTTAAGAATCTTTTCCGAAATAACAAATTTGCTTTCACTTACATTAGTATATTTACTTTTTAACCAATCGTGAATGTCATTAATTGGTTGTCCAATTATTAATTTAGAAATAATCTCATCCTTGTCGGGATGCTCCAGAATTTTTTTGTAAGTAGGTTTGTTCATTAAAATCTTTCATTTATAACCCTAAGGCATGAATTGCATTTAAAACTTTAAGTTTTAGTTCATGTGAATTCATATTAGGAAAATGCTTTTGCATTTTAAAAGAAATTATGTTTATAAGATCTGCTCGTATAACTCGAACATCACTAGTAGGCGGCTCATCTACGTCACCCATTGATGGTGATTCATTAGTTAAAGCTCTAACTGATTCTTTTAAATCTGAAGCTTCATCTGAATTTGGATCGCTATAAACTGTTTGTGCTGGGCGGAAGGGCGTCAAAGGTCCGTCCGGTGCTGGCATTTGAGCTAATTTGGTCAGAATTTTTTGCTGTTTATTGATAATTTGAAATAATTTTTCAAGAGCATTTTTATTCATTTATTATATCCATATCTATCATTACAAGCGGTTATTTTCCTATTAAATCATTCCCCATTTAATATCTTTTAAAGTCTTTTCTAAAAGTTTCTTAAAGTGAGCCAGTTCGCGTTCGCAATGTTGTACTTGATGATCAGGTTCGCCTTGTGCTTTTGCCTTAGCTAAATTATGTTCCCATTTAGCAACATCTTCCAATACTGACTTAACTCTAAAATGTTCGTGAGGATTATCTTGAAAATGTTTTTTTTGTTGGTTTCTCGCGGCTTCTCGCGCAACTTCTTCTGAACTTAGATCAACTTCTTCACGATATCCAATTGGATCTCCCGAAGGATCTGGCTCATTCCACCAAGATGGTCTAGCCCCAATTGTAGCCATTTTCACAATTATTTTTTGTTGTTTTTGAACTATTGCAAATAGTTTCTTAATTATTTCTTTACTCATTTATTATATCCAAGTCTACCTTCTCTAGTATCGAAAATAGCATGAAATGGAATCTCGGTTGTTTGAGTCTGTTGAGCAACATCTCCACCCGGAACTTTAGACCCATTATTTAATTCAAATCCGGTCTCAAAATTATAAGCTTTTTTATCCATTTCACATTGCCACATGTGCTCGCCTACTCGTGCAATCTGAACACCAGGATGATCTGGACAATATCTTGTGCTCAAAGGAGCTTCTAAGATAGTGTATTTTTTAGTCATTTTACTTTTATCAATAGCATCTTCTGATTTTTTAATAGAATTTACTTTATGTAATTCTTCGCTAGGAGACTCATATTTCTTTTTTAATTCAAGAAGCCTGTTGTCTTGTAAATCTTTTCTTTCAGCATAAGCATTTGGTGGAGCTGCAATAGACATTAATAATTCATCTAATACAGATGCTTGTTTCTTTAATTGCGCGTCTCCGGATGCATCAAATGCTGCAGCTAAGGCGGCAAGCTCATCTAAGGCTTCTGGTGTGATATTAGATGCTTCTGGAGCCTCCATACCATCAACTTCTTCGGCGGCTTTTTTAAGTAAAGCTGCAGCAAGAACGCAAGACTCAGCTACAACCTGTGAACAATTTTCATCAGATTCAGCTAATAATAAAGCCTCATTATTTGGACTTTCTAGCCATGTAGCGATAGCTTGTAACATTTCTGCAATTCTCATTGTAACTCCAATTACCTTTATTCGGGTTGTATATTCTCTAATTCAGTGTCTAAATCAAGCTCACCCAATAGAATTTTGTCTTTAGTTTCTCTATCTAACTTATGCCATAAAGTACGCTCAAGCTGACTTAAGTCTTTTAGAATTTCTATCTCTTGTTTTTTAGGCTTAATTTTCATAGGAATTGGTCGAGATAGCGATCCAATTGGCATAGATAAAGATCCGGTTGGCAGATTTCGCTCGGCACGCTCGCGCTCTTCTTTATCTAAAGTCATTTTTCTTTCAGCAATTTGTATTTTAGCTAATTCTAAATTTCTAAAAGTTGATTTTGGTAATTGTTTACCTTTTACAACTCTGTTATTATAATCTGTAACTTGCTTATCCGCTACCACTGCTGCCTGATTCCAACCATGATTTATCACTCGTAAAAGATCTGCCATTCCAGGTATTGGCTTAATGTATTTATTATATACATTTGAATCAGTTATTAATTCAAGATCATTTAATCCTAAATAATCATTAAATAATCTAAGAGTATATACTACCATACCCTCTTGCAAATCTACCGGAACTCGTGTAGTGTTTCCCATTGATTGATTTAAAACTTCTTTATCTATTAGACCACGGGTAGATAATCCATTTAAAATATCTAAAATACCAGTTCGCCTATTGTTCTTTAAATGAGTGGCAAGAAAATGTAAAACATTAGATGCTCTGCCCAATTTTTTCAATAAGGCTTCCTTGTCTCTTTCATTTATTATTTTTGGGTTACCGTAATTTCCCATAGTCGAAAAATAATCCCCAAAGATATCTATCACATTTAAATATCTTGGACGCTCTACGCCCCACTTATCGGTACCATTAGATTTTGCTAAAGATGCAATCGCCTCAGCTGCCATTGTGGCTGGTGCAACGATTTCCTCTAAAGACATGCTATCTATATTTTGATGAACAGATGTTATATTTTTAAATAATTTATCGAGATCTCCCATGCCCTCTAAAGCATCGGTTTTAAAATGAGCTAAGGGATCATGCCCCATAGTAAGTGTTGCCGCTCTAAATTCTTCAGAACTTGACATTAATTTAAACATGTCCGCAATATGTTTGCGAATTTCTTCTTTTGCTTTATCTTTAAGATCAGCAATATTGGCGCCGGCAGATGTCTGCGCTAATTTTAATTCATATTTTCTGGCGACTATATGGATACTCATTATTATCCAAATATTTTAGAATTGTTAAATGCAGCAACCTCGTAAGACTCTTCCATGCCTCTTCTATAAAGAGGGCGACAATTACCATCTTTGTCTTGATAGACCTTGTGAGAAGGTAATCCAGTATGGACACAAATTGGGTGTTCGCTAGAAGCGTTTTTAACTGTATGAGAACAGGCGCTCTTTGGAGTAGGATCTTCTTTATTAGCTAATGCTTGCATAAAGATTTGGAAACCAGTAGCGTATGCTTTTTCGTCACCAGCACTTGCTAGAACGTTAAGAGCGTCTTCCGCTCTCGCATTATTACCTTCGTTGACAGCTTGTCTAATATTGTTAACCAAATCACTTGGCTTCAATCCAAATAATGGAGACGCAGCAGCTGCTGCCTTGAAGTCACTTTGGTTATTAACATATAGTTCATTAACTCCTTCAGGACTAAATGGAGAGACTGAACCATTGCACAACATCAAGCTTGGCTTAGTAATTTTACCACCAGCAACCTTAACAGGAACCGTAAATCCAACCCTACCAGCATCTAAAGACACGCTATAAAAAATGGTATTGTCATCATTCTTGGCAACTGTTACTTGAGTATTTTTATGACCATAACTGGTCAATTCTCTAACGATATGTTCTCTTGCAATTTTAACTTTATCAGCACCAAATTGCCAAGCAGCTTGACCGTATGGAGAAGTAAATTGTTTTTCGAAAGACATAAATTCATCATATTTTGGTAATTCAACATCTTGTACAGATGCTTCTGCAACTTTTTGTCCAACAATTTGGTTGGTAAAAAATTCTGATTTACCTTGTCTAGTCGCATTAAGTTTAGTTAATGCAAGTTCTGCGCCACTAATTTCTCTATTTTCAGAGACAGCAGTGGTAAGAACTCCTAGAATGCCAGATGCATTTACTTGTAATTTATTGCCAGCAGAAGAAGTTAGATAAGTTTTAATAGAAGTATGATTTAATTCTTGTGGTCCGGTATTTCCCATAAAAACAGACGCCTCAACAATTTTATTGTTGCGCGTCTCAACTGGAACATAAAAACTAGTGACGCCTTTTGGGGTTTCATAATCTGCTTTAATAATTAAAAATTTGTCATTACCAGCATCTACCTTCAAAGAATTTGGTTTTAAATTCCAATCATCTAAAGTAGATGCAACAGAAGATAATGCCTTGCCAGCTAAAGCCTGAGAATACATTTTAACTGGCAAATGCTTATCAAATACGCTTGGTAAAGCATTTGCTAAAACAGCATCGCCAACTTCAAATGGATTTAATTCACTGACAGAGTCGTCTCTATTATAAATCTGCGGAGAAGGAAGAGCATCTACGGCACCAAGTTCATCTTGAAATAATTCTGCAAATTTAGTATTGCGAGAATGAAGCTTAGTATATAGAGCTTTTAATTCTACTTTACGAATAAACAAAGTATTATTAGTTGCCATCTTGCCAATTACTCTAGACATAGCTCCGATAGTTTGATCACCGGGATAGGCATTAACTGCTTTAACTAATTTAGCGGCTAGAATTGGTGTAGCAACTCTTTCATTGTCATCGATTGACTTTGTTAGAGAACCTATTAGTTGTTGTATTTTGTCAAGACTCATTTTAAACACCTATTCCGTAATGTTATACTAACTCCGGGTACTTATTTAATACCTCTTTTTTAGCTGATTCGGTTAGCTCATTAAGGAGAGCCTTTACTAATTTTTTATTAGCAGCCAATTTAGAGGGCAAGTATTCTTCTATTTTTGATAATTCAGAGCGAGGAATACCTAATTTGCTAGATGATACTCTAACAAGTGGGTCTCCTTTATAAGAAACTTGTAAGTCGCCTGCCGTTTTACTGACCACTACTCCCCAAAGAGCTGCAACTTTTACCTCTTCTTCTTGGTACATAGCTACAATATAATCGCCATCATCAGCACTTTGAACTTGCCATAAATCAGCAGAATTATCGCTATCTTTAAAACGCACAACGTCAAAAGCTACAGTCTCAAGGCGATCTTTTACGTCACTTAACCTGTAGGCTCTCTTGTAGATTTTATTTTCTAAACCTGAGTAATCAATCGAATTTTTCATAAATCACCTATTAATTTGTTTGATTTTTTAAGATTTTCTATTTTTTCTAATGGACGTAAATTATCTAACGCCCAACATATCTTAAAATTATCATCACTCATTGAAGTATATGGCAAAAGAGATTGAGGATAAATATGATCTATATGCCAATAAATACCATAATTTGCCCATGACATATTTTTATCGAATTGATTTTCAAGATGAAATTTAAGTTCTACCATAGTATATGGTAAATATTTTAATATTGATTGATTATTCTTTTTGCCATTAAGTGCCTGCCAAATCATACTAGAACAATTTTTTCTTAATTTATAAGAAGGGTCTATTTTGCGGCGATTTAAATCATATTTATTAAAATTATCATTTATTTTTTTCTTATTTCTGAGATAATAATTGTGCCTAGTGCTAGAAACCTTTTCTTTATTTTCAAAAGAATATTTTTTTTGATATTCTTTTCTTTCATCTATATTGGATAGATAGTATTCATTTTGCTTTTCTAATAAACGAGATTTGTTGTCCTGATACCATTTTTTTTTATATTCTTTTCTATCAGACATTGCATCTCCAATTAAACAAATCACGCCTATTTTAATATGAAAGTATTAGCATTTAAACAAAAGGCATATCCTGTACAGGATATGCCTTAATATTTACTTTTATCTTCTCTAAAATTTTAATATACGAACGGTTACCATTTTTCTGCCCTAGCATCTTCCATCTTTTGCAGAATATCTTTAATCTTATCATCACCTTCAATGATTTTTCTAATCTTTTTCCTAGCCCCGCCATAAATCTTTTTGCCGTTCTTATAATCGACATTGCCGTTCAAAGATTTAGTAATAGAGCTTTGGTTGACATTTAGCATCTTAGCTATCTCCATTTGGGTATAGCCATCCGCATAAAGTCTAATAACTTCTCTTTGTCTTGGGGTCAATAAGGTATCTACGACTCTCCAAAACTCTTTTTTTAACTGATCCTCTAAATCAATTAAGGTCTCATCATATGCAAAGC